TGGAGCTGGACTTAGTTTAAATCACTCAGTCTCCCATAACGTACCACCCTACACTTATGATTATATTAGACTAAAAGCATCTTACAAAGTAAATGTTCGTACACTAGAAGTTAGATACTTAGGAACTAACAAATGGGTTCCAGCTGTTGAAACCTCTACTATATCGAATGTTAGTGTTTGGAGCGAACTAGTCACTTGAAAATAACTTATTAGATGGATCTGGACTTTATCAGGTCTATCTTTTTATTTTTTTAAAAAATGTTTGCGAAAACGAAACTTTTATAGTATAATGATTATTAAGAAATGAGGAAGTGGAAAAATGATTGGAAACAAAATCAGAGAACTTAGAAAGAAACATAACTTAACTCTTGATGAGTTAGCTAATAACTTAAATAATAGGTATCCTGATACTATGAACTTTAATAAAGGGAAAATTTCTAAATGGGAAAATGACAAAGAAGAGCCAAGGCTTTCATCAGTCAGAGTCCTTGCTGATTATTTCGACGTACCTTTAGATTATTTCAACGGCAATGAGGCTAAAATCTTGCCGATCTACAACAAACTAGAAGAACCAAGGCAGGAGAAAGTCCTTAATTATGCTAAGGAGCAACTTGAGGAGCAAGAGAACTCTAATATTATTTCTATGTTTGACAAGCCTCAAGAGGACGAAGACTACATTACTGATTATGTAGAGGGACTGGTTGCTGCAGGTCATGGAACATTTCAGGAAGATAATCTGCATATGGAGGTAAGACTAAGAGCTGAAGACGTACCAGAGGAATATGACACGATAGCTAAGGTGGCAGGTGATAGCATGGAGCCACTCATAGAAGATAATGACTTATTATTTATCAGAGTAGCTAGTCAAATTGATGTCAACTCAATCGGTATTTTCCAAGTGAACGGCAAGAACTTCGTCAAAAAGCTTAAAAGAGATTATGACGGTTCCTGGTACTTGCAAAGTCTAAATAGTGGATACGAAGAAATCCATCTGACAGAAAACGACGACATCCGTACAATCGGAGAGGTCGTAGATATTTATAAAGTGTAGGGGTTCTGAATTTGGGAAAAATAGAAAACCTTGCCCTACTATCCGAGGCAACCGAACGGCTTATAAGTTTTGTAAAAGATAATCCCCATTACCATAAATGTTATGGAATGGGGCAAAGTCTTTTGAATTATGTTGAGCAGTTAGAAAGAGACCTACATAAAAAAAGGCGTCGTTACAAGACATATGCTCCAGGAACTATAGTATATGTCCATTTTGGGATGAATTTTGGAGAGGAATTTTCAAAAACACATTATGCTATCACACTCTCTAAAAACGATAGGAAAGATAAGCGGACTATAACTGTTATTCCTTTAACGTCTAAACCAGGTAAAGATAAACTAAAACTTGATTTTGAATTTTCAAGAGAACTCTTTTATTTAACTTACGAATTAGCAACTACGTCTGCTAGAAAGATAAATGACGAACTCCTAGAGGAAATAAATTCCGTTTTACCTGATAATATTGCACCTATCACTGATATAACAGATATGCCTTACTTATTCGAAAACATAGATAAGTACTACGATACATTGAAAACTGTTTATCAGAAAAAGAAAAAATCTACTGAACTATTAGAAAAAGCTAACGAGCAAATGGATAGATTTCAGAAGAGTTTAGAGAAGACGACTTACGCAGCCTTAGATTGCATAACTACTATTGATAAAAATAAAATAGAACCACGAACATCAGAAATTGATGTTTTATCAGCTACAGTTATCGGAGATAGGCAACTGAGAAAATTATCGGACGCAATTAGCGAACGGATTATATTTGACAATTAAATAGAAATTTTGATAAAATACAGTTGGATTACCTAGATGAACTCATCTAGTGCAAAATACGGCAGGTAGCTCCTGCCTCGGTCACAGCTGTACAATAATTGTGCAGCTTTTTTGATTACACAAACAAAAAAAGCCCCACGCTCAAAGATTGGACCCAGAGAGCGTGAGGCTAGCGACAAGAAAAACTTTTCAAAAGATATTACCTTTTGAGATGTTTTCTTGTACCCATTTTATCATTTTTTAGGAAATTTTGAAAGAGGTACTACAATGAAAACTACAAATAAAGTAGCTATATATGTCAGGGTGTCTACCACCTCGCAAGTTGAGGAGGGGTACTCTATCGACGAGCAAAAAGCCAAGCTCTCTAGCTACTGCGATATCAAAGACTGGAATGTATACAAGATATACACTGATGGGGGATTTTCAGGAGCAAATACTGACAGACCAGCGCTAGAGGGACTTATCAAAGACGCTAAAAAAAGAAAGTTTGATACAGTGCTAGTCTATAAGCTGGACCGTCTTAGCCGTAGTCAAAAAGACACGCTTTACTTAATTGAAGATATTTTCATAAAGAATAATATAGCGTTTTTGAGTCTGCAGGAGAATTTTGACACCTCTACACCTTTTGGTAAGGCTATGATTGGGCTCTTGAGCGTCTTTGCTCAGCTAGAAAGGGAGCAAATCAAGGAACGCATGCAACTTGGGAAAATAGGACGTGCCAAGGCTGGAAAATCCATGATGTGGGCTAAAACATCCTATGGATACGACTACCACAGAGAGACAGGAACTATCACTATCAATCCAGCTCAGGCTCTGGCCATTAAGTTTATCTTTGAGAGTTACCTGAGAGGGAGATCCATTACAAAATTAAGAGATGACCTAAACGAGAAATTTCCCAAAGAAATTGATTGGAGCTATCGGGCGGTCAGAGCCATACTAGATAACCCTGTCTACTGTGGTTTCAATCAGTTCAAGGGAGAGATTTATCCAGGTAATCATGAGCCGATAATCACAGAGGAAGTTTATAACAAGACCAAGGAGGAACTGAAGGTCAGGCAAAGGACAGCAGCAGAGAATATCAATCCTAGACCATTCCAAGCTAAGTACATTCTATCAGGTATCGCCCAATGTGGCTACTGTGGTGCTCCTTTAAAAATTATGTTAGGCGTAAAGAGGAAAGATGGGAGCAGGTTAAAAAAATATGAATGCCATCAAAGGCACCCACGAACGCTGAGAGGCGTTACTACCTATAACGACAATAAAAAGTGTGACTCAGGATTTTACTACAAAGACAAGCTAGAGGCCTATGTGCTAGAAGAAATAAGCAAACTACAAGATAACGCTGATTACCTGGACAAAATATTTTCAGGAGACAATGCTGAGACCATAGACCGTGAGAGCTATAAGAAACAAATAGAGGAGCTATCAAAGAAACTGAGCAGACTTAACGATTTATACATAGATGACCGCATTACCCTTGAAGAATTACAGAGCAAGTCAGCCGAATTTATAAGCATGAGGGCTACTCTTGAGACTGAACTGGAAAACGATCCAGCACTCAGGAAGAACAAAAGAAAGGCTGATATGAGGAATCTGCTAAACGCTGAAAAAGTGTTTTCAATGGACTACGAAGGTCAAAAGGTACTTGTTAGAGGGCTTATAAACAAGGTTCAGGTAACAGCTGAGGACATTGTCATCAAGTGGAAAATATAAATAATTTTAGTAACCTACATCTCAATAAAGGATAGTAAAATTATTGATTTTTTCCATCTCATACATCTGCAATGAATGCAATACGAGATCACGATATTTCCAGGTTGATACCAGGTACTCAATAACCTCTTGGTCCTCTATCTTGCATTCCATAAGAAGTAATAGCTTGACTGTATACTCATTTTTCAAAATCGGCACCTGATAAGTCACATCCACCCAATGCTCAAAACCTAAGTCTGTCTGCTCTACGCTTGCAAGTTTAATGTTCAAAATGTTCATATTTTCTTCCTCCTACTTATCTATTCGTAGAAAAAATAAAAAAGCAGTGAAAAATCACTGTTTTTTTCTACTTTCAGAGAAAACAAACGATATTCAAGCGAAAAAGAACACTCCTAACCCTATATCTATAAATGTTTTTCAGGAATTTGAAGCGATTATCAAGCGTATTTTAGAGCAAACAAAAAACCGCAAGCTATTGCCTGCGGTGAAAGAACATTTTAGAAAGTTTCCTTTCTATTTATTTAACTGTTATCAAGCCTTCTGGCTCGACTGTGAACTCTAGCTTGTCTGCCAAGCTGCCGTCTGGTTTGAGGTAGTACCAGCCTTTTTTATCAGCTGACTGGATGAAGGCATTAGATACCATGTTGCCATCCTTGCTGTCGAGGTAATACCATGTTTCCTTATATTTAACCCAACCAGTCTTCATAGCACCTTCTACATCGAAATAGTACCAGCTTTCAGCAATCTTCTTCCAACCTGTTGCCATGGCACCTGATTTATCGAACCAGTACCAATTACCGTCTGAGTGCTTCTTCCAACGCTCTGCAAGCATGTAGCCTGAGTTGTCGAAGTAATACCAGACATCATCAA